AACTTAAGAAGACTTCAAAAGAGTTAATCGAAGTAAAAGAGGTCAGTGCCGCGAGACAAGTTGCTGACAAGTTTGTTGATGATTGGATGAGTGGAGACAACTTAGCTTCTACGGGTATTCGTAGAGGAGAAGATATTTTTGCTTCTATTGAGAGTTTCTTGAAAGAGGATGTGAATGTTGAAGATATTGCTGACGCATTGGCTGTGCCTAAAGACATCAGTGGTCGTGCTAAAACACGTATTGCATTAGACGTAAATGACATTGAAGATATTACTATTGAGATTGATGGTGTTCCTACAAACCTTGGTAAAGCTAGTTTTGTAGAACGTGACGCTAAGGTTATTCTTGACCGTACTGCAAACTCATTGTATGGTCAGAGTGCTATTGCGAAAGCTGGTTGGAAAACAACCAAAGCCCTAGAAGATAGTATCAAAAGTATTACGGGTAAGCACGCGGCTAGAACACGTGAAGAACTTAACAAGATTAAAGATTTAATCTTAGGTGTTCCTATTGCTTCAAACGACCCGTTCCTACACGAGATAGCGATGGTAACTAAGGACGCATTGATTATTGCAAAGTTGCCGTTGGTTTTATTCTCAACACCGCCTGAGGTAATCAACACGATTATGCACCAAGGGTTAGGTCAGAGTCTTAGAAATGTTGCACGTTTAATCAAACAAGGTTTTAGCAAAAACCCTACGAATAGTAACCTTGCTGAAATGATTGAAATGAGTGGCTTAGGTACATCGGTGGCTCGCCTTGACTTTAGTGGTTTTAGAGGGTTCACAGACCAAGCGGGAGACCTTGATGATGTTGGTATGGTTTCAGCTATCCGTAACGGTACGATGAAGATGAGAGACTTCTCTATTTACTTAAATCAATTAGGTAAAATGGGAGACACATTACAACGTTTAGGTATGGAATTAAACCTTGAAAAAGTTGCTAACTATATGCACAAAGGCGATACATCAGCAACGGGTCTTGAGCCATCACGTATGAAAGCGTGGGGGGTTGACGATGATTTCGTTGCTAGATTTAAAGATAAAATTACTTTCATTGAAGATGGTGGTATTGCAAAACTAAACAGCAACAAGTGGTCGATAACAGATAGAGATAAGTTCGCTGAAATTTTACGTGTTATGAACCAACAGATTTCTCCTGAGACAACTATCGGAGAGACACCTTTGTTTAGTCGTACTACCGATTTAGGTCGTGCGATGACGGGACTTATTACTTATCCGATGATGCAATTCAACGAATACGGGCTGAACGATTTACGTCATCTTGACCGTAGAGCTGTTGTTCATTCTGCGGGTGCGTTTATGGGAAGTTACTTAGGACTAAGTATGAGGTATGCTGTCCAAGGTAAAGAGGTTTCTGAGGAAGAGATTATTTTATACTCTATCTTGAATATCCCACAAGCGGGAATGTACTCATCACTTAAAGGGATGTTAGACCCAGCAATGTTTAGTCTTGCGAAAGACGCTCACAATTTAATTGCACCTGACATATTAGACGCAAGATAATAAACCATAGGAGGCACTATGACTAAGAAAGAAAAACTAGCAAAGCTCGATGAGCTTGTGCTTGATAGACAAATTGAATTAATGGTAAAGGGAGAAACGGCTGAGTTATCAGACCTTACTCCCTCGATTAACTACTTGCGTAATAATGCTGTTGTTGCTGACAAAGAGAAGTCAACCATTGAGAAAGATACGAAGAAAAGATTAGCTGAGGCAAAGGCTCGTAGGAAGAAAAATGAGTCAGAGTAGAGTAAAGGGCGAACGCCGTCAAGAAAAAGCTGACGCTAAGGCTCGTGTAAAACAAATACCACTTGCTTTAATGACACCTGAGGGTCAGGTTGATTACTTTACTTCTAACCCTTGGGTTGGTAAAGTATATGAAGATGACAAATACTTTGACGATAACCATCTTGAAGACCACTTCATCATCTTCTATACTTACGCGTTTGCACAGTTAAATTTACCACGACCAACTAAAGCACAATACGAAATGGCTTTGTTCTTGATGAAGAAAGAAAACCCACACCGTATGATTATGGCAATGCGTGGACTTTCAAAATCATTGACCTCACAAATCTATGTGGTATGGAGATTGCTTAATGACCCCGATGAACACATCCTTATTATGTCTGCGGGTAAAACTCGTGCGGGGAATTATTCTCAGTTCGTGCAAAAACTTATTAGAATACTTCCTATTACTAAACCTCTTAGTCCTCGTCATAACATTGAGCGTACTTCGGGAGAGTCTTTTGATGTTGCTGGTGCTACCATATCTGATAGTCCAAGTGTTTACGCCGTTGGTGCGGCGACTCAGGTTACGGGGTTTAGAGCTTCACTAATTATCTATGATGATATTGAAACTGCCCAAACCGTAGAGTCTGCTGTGAAGACAGAAGCGATTGACACCTACGCAATGGAAGCACAAAATCTTCTGATGTCAGGTAAGGATGAGAGTATCACGCTTTGTACGCCTCACTCTATGTCGTCTATGTATATCAAATGGATTGATGAGAAAGGTTTTGTACCGTTCCTCATCCCAGCGTTATATCCTGAGAATGATAGTGCGTTCTTTGGCGGGCTTGCTCCGTACATTAAAGAACGTGTTGCGAACAATCCTGAGTACATTGGAACTGCGGTTGATGAGAGACTTGACCATGACTTCTTGATGTCGAAGAAAATGCGTATCGGTAAGTCTAAATTCAAATTACAATACGGTCTTGATGTTTCAGATAGTGATGAGTTGCGTTATCCTCTGAAATTATCTGACTTCATCGTAGCAAATGTAGATGATGAATACGCTCCACTTAAAACTGCGTACAGCTCTATGCCTGAGAATATTTTATATCAAAAGCACAATGGTTTCGCTAAAGATAAACTTTACAAACCGTTGCACACGTCTAAGGAAATGGGCGAGTACGATTTCAAAATACTTTCTGTGGATACTGCGGGTCGCGGTAAAGATGAAATTGGTATCTCGATTATTTATCACTTGAACTCTAAGTTATTTATTAAAAAGATTATGGGATTAAATGGTGGGTATGATGATGAGGTAATGAATACTATTGCTGACCTCTGTGCAATGCACGGTATCAACACTTGTGTCGTGGAGGACAACTTCGGGGATGGTATGTTCACTAAAATGCTTGAACCATTTATTAAGCGAGCAAGTCCTCTAACTGAGGTAGAGGGGATTAAAGTTTCGGGTCAGAAAGAAGTGCGTATTATTGAAGCACTTGAGCCAATTCTAAATCAGCACAGATTAGTTATTGACCACGAGATTTTTGAATATGATTTAGGTGCAAGCAAAAGAGATTTCTCATTTACGCACCAACTCTCACACATTACGCGAGAACGTGAGTCGTTGAAACACGATGATAGATTAGATAGTTTGGCGAATGGTGTTACTTATATGATGGAGTGGATGTCGGATGACGAGGAGTGGGGTTACGAATATCACGCTGAGAAAGAAGCAGAGAAAACTTTGGAATTTAGTCTTAAACATTTCAACGGTAGGTCACGCGGTGGTAGAAATTTGAATTACGCTAGTGGGTTCTAACACCCTTAGCTCTCATAACCTCAGCAAACTCTTCGGGTATTTTATTACCTGAGATACTAAAGGCTATGTTAATCCCACCAAAGTCTTGTGCGGAGCGGAACGAAGTCACTTCGGCTTCCATAACAAATTTCTCTATTGCCTCCTCAAGTTGCTTCACTCTAACCGTAGCATCTATATTGCTATCAGCGTCTTTGATTTTATCCATTTCTTCTTGAGTTAATAGATACTGCATTAACACATACCATCATCGTCTTCAACAACGACACCATCAGGTAGTTGCGCTTGCAATACTTCTTGAGCTTCATCAACTGCGTCTCTAAGAGTGCCTTTGTCTATCTCCATTATTCCACCAATAACACCCTCGAATGAAGCCAGTGATGCTATCAATTCATTGTAGCTCTCTATTCCCTCTAGGTCTATCTTGACTTCGCCACTAATTAATTCAATCGTAATTCTTTTCATTATGTTTCCTTTTTGTTTATCTTTTCCCAAAATGAGATAGCACCCATTACATCATTACATCGTTGACCATCGCGTATAAAATAACTATGGTCAAGCAACTTACCTAAGTGCTCACGTAACACGGTTAAGCGAGCCTCTACGACCTCTTTAGGGATTGGGGGTACTTCGACTCCCTCTCCGTATAAGTGTTCGTTAGACTTCATTTATACGTTCGTACAAATATTTGAAGTACGCCTCGTAAGTTCTGATTTTTACAGCTTCTTTCTCAGCATCATCTTTGTTGCCGATACGCAAGCGGTATTTCATCGCTGTAATCTTAGCCCATATGGCAAGTTCTTCTTCCGAATACATTTGCTCCATACGCTGAATAGCCTCAACACCATCAACCATAGCGTAGTGTTGAGACTCAGGGTTAAGCAACGGATGTGGCATAGAAGCTTTAGCCATCGCACGCTTGTTATCGAACTCTTTATCGAATTTGTCTTGACTCACTTGAATACCTTTTTGTATTCTGTCT